TCTGGTAAGAGACTTGGAAGTTTTCCTGGCTGGCGGCTATGTGGTAGAGAAAGCCTGCGCTGTGGATCAGTTCCCCTGGACCGCAAATGTAGAAACTATCTGCAGGCTGGTATTAAAGGATGATCAGCAGAAAGACCAGTAAATGGTGACATCTGTATTGAGGACTACAACTTTATCAATCAGGGTATGGATGATGCGGTGAACTTCGTCCATATCCCCATTATTGAGGACGGACTGGAGACTCTGAATAGATTTCCAGGCCGTTTCTCTGATTTCGGCCGGCGTTACCTCATTGATCGTGGCAAGATTGCCTTCCAGGAAGTTCTTCTCCTGGTTCAGATCTCCGAGCCGGGCACTGATATTGTCCAGATCGATCAGGCCGGTCTGATACAGTTTCACTAACCGGTCAAGCTGACGGTTCACCTCAGCAAGTCTCTCTTCATAGATTTTTTTATCCTCTGATTTTGAGGAATCATCCGGTTGATCACAAAGCATATCAAATCCGGGGCGATCCAAGGATAATTTCAAAATTTCATCAATAACCATTTCGTCCAACTGGTGCACCGTAAAAGGATGCAGGCGGTTGGTGCAGTGATCAGACTTGATCATGGCAGGGGAGGTCTTTGCAACGGAGTGGCATATGTACTTTTTCTTATTCTGTGATACTCTTCTGGCGTACATACGGGCACCGCAGTCACCGCAGAACAGGAGACCGGTCAGGAGGTTATCAGCATAGACACCACAGGAAATCTGATAGGCATAAGTACGCTTTTGCTGCTCTTTGTTGTGCTTTAACATAGCAGCAACCATATACCAGTCAGTTTCAGAGACAAGCGGCTCATGAATTCCGGGGTAAAGTTCGTTACCAACCTTTACTTTACCCATATAAATGGGATTGCTTAAAATGCGTCGTATTGCCGTATTGCGCGACCAGTCATACAAACTGCAACCGTAGGTAGATGCCATATGTGCAGCAATGGAACTAAAACTGGAACCGCCGAGGGACAGACGGTATACTTCCTGCACCAGTTTGGAAGTATAAGGATCCACGACAAGATCGTTCGACAACAGCGTACCATCGGGAGCATACTGGAACTTATATCCAAGAGGACACCGGGATCCGTGGAAATGTCCCTCTCGGATCCGGGCTTGCCGTCCCATCATGGTTCGGATTTTAATGTTCTCTCGCTCCATCTGTGCGAATGCGGCCAGGATACCTACGATGCAACGACCAAAAGGGGTGGAAGTATCGAAGGACTCCATGAGAGAGATAAAGTTACAATCGTTCGCAAGGAATACGTCCTCCAACAGAATCAGAGTGTCCTTCTGAGAACGGGAGAGGCGGTCCAATTTCCACACGATCACCTTTTTGCATCGACCATGCTCCACGTCGTACATCACTTTCTTGATGGCGGGACGATCCAGGGAAGCTCCGGAAAAGCCGGGATCCACGTGGACAGCATTGATTGTATAATTATAGGCAGCACAATAGCTCCGGAGACGTTCCTCCTGCTCTGCCACGGAGTAACCTTCCTCCGCCTGCTCAGAAGTGCTGACACGAATATACAGATCTACAACATTATTAAAGTCAATAGCAGCCATAATAACCTCGTTTCAACTCATACAATCATTTGATCTTATTGCATATATCCTGAAGAAGCTTAATTATTTCACCAAAACCAAGAAACATGATTCCGCTTACAAGGCTGAATGCTTCTGGAATGATAAAATTTGTAAATGAAAACTCAGGACTCCCATGTACCTCATAAAAGGACATTGAAAAACTACTGATTGTTCCCAGCATTATTACAAGAATTCCGATTATCGTTAATGCCTTTCCGACAGAATTCTTCTTTGGAAAATTGTAGCTAGATGTTACGGTGTTCTGGGGCAAACTACTTTCAAAAGTAGCACCGCAGGTAAAGCACTTTCCGCATGCTTTTTCGTCATTGTTTAGCATGCTCTTACATTTCGGACACTGATCCATAATAAAATCCCCTTTCTCAAAAGTGTTGTGTTATTTATACCAACTTCTGAGCAGACATGACATTGTCGGCCAGAAGGAGATAACGTAAGTATAAAAACGGCAGGAGTGCGACCAAATATTACCAAGACAGGTGATAAGCATGATTTGATACAATAAAAAGGCACCCTCCCCCGGCAGGGAGCGAGGGGGCGATCATACGACAAAGATATACATATCTATTGAGGATCCTGATGTATATGCCATATGCTATAAATTTAGTTACACAATGTACGTTAATATAAATTTCCAAGGGAGTACCAGAGTGATACTGTTAATCTTTTAATCATGACACCTGCCGGGATGGGTGTATTAACTGATGGTCTTCCGGTGTTTCTTGTTCCGGGATTCTTCAAGCGCATTCACCTGCCGGATGGCATCTGCATGAACCTGATAAGCGTCAGGTTGAGAAACGTAATCATGAATTTGAGTAAGCTCTCGCATACGAGCAACGGCAGTGTCTCGGCCAACGTCGTTTAATAATTGGTAATAGTCAAGAATACTGGCAAGCCTATCATCTTGATCCGCAGTGCTTTTTGTATTCATGGGAGCATCAAATCCCATTAACCACAACGGATTCACATTCAAAACATTTCCCATTCTGGTTGCGTTTTCTTCTGAAGGGATATGATCACTACTAAGGTACTGACTGATGGAGAATTTTGGCACTTCGGATGCACGAGCCAGATCAGCAGCAGATATTCCAGCTATGTTTAATGCTTTATCCAGCCTTTTGGCAGCACGCTTACGAGCCTTTGGAGTGTTGATTTCGTCTCCAGGCAAATACATTTCATCAGATTTACAAACAAGCCATGCAGGATTAACACCAATAGCGTTAGCAATAGAGTGCAATACAGGGATTTTAGGGTTTACAATAGCACCGTTTTCATACCGTTGTATAGTGGATTTAGCTACACCAACCTTGAGAGCAATGTCGTCGAGTGTCATGGAGCCCCTGGCTTTTTTTATGCGTCTTCCGATTTCTATAACGTCCATGTGTTGTAATACCTCCGTTTCTTAACGTGTATTATACACTTTAATATTGCATGGCGCAATACAAAATAAAATAAATAATAAAAAAAGTTGCACTGCGCTATTGACATAAAAGTTGCACAGTGCTACAATTCATGATGAGAGGAGGACAGACAATGATTAATACACGCAAAATTAAATCAAGAATGTGTGAACTGGGATTGACCCAAAAAGATGTTGCAAATGCATTACATATTGCGCAACCAACAGCAAATCAGAAGATTAATAATATTCGTCCTATGGATTTACAAGAAGCAGAAGATCTGTCCAAAATACTTAAAATAGATGCTATGGACTTTGCAGAGTATTTTTTTGCCTAAAAAGTTGCACAACGCAACTTTTAATAGAAAGGAGGCAGCAGGAATGGAAAGAATCGACAGATTATATGCTCTCTTAGAGCGCAGTGACGTGGATGAGGACACCAAGGCGGCAATTCGATGGGCAATCTTTAAATTGGAAGGAAGGTAGAAAAAATGAAAGGCAAGGAACCAATAAAACCGCATATTACTCATGTGATGGCTGACGGCAGGGTATTGGATAGCATAGAAGGCTATGTAATTCCTTGCAGCGGACATACAGCAGTAGTCTACAGGATACTGGCAGATTGTGTGAACAGACAATTAAATAGTGAAAAGAAGTAACCACAGGTATCCGTGCCCTGTACGTGGTGTTACCCGACACCACACTCCCCTTTTACACAATTAGCGTGTGTGTCCAGGTTTCCCCACCTGGGCACCACGTAGAGGGCATGGACAAGCATTAGATCACGTTCTGTGCGTGGTGTATTTAGCTGCATCACCATATGACGGCATATCATCCACTGCTATGATGGTATGTTGCCCTCTTTCTGGTGGTACCCGGGTAGATCAGCACCGGGGCCACGCAGAGAGCGTGATCGGAAAGGACGAGCATGAAATATAAATATTTTGTCAATGAGATCCTGAAAAATAAAGATGGGCATAAATACTGGGAAGCCTGTAATTTGCAACTGGCCAAGGAGGTCTATGCAGAAGTAAAGAAGTCAGTCCCAGAGGCTAAATGCTACACATTTGAAAACTTGCAGATCATTACGACGAATGAAAAGCAGGAAGAGACATTATTGAGCACATTAGAGATACTGGAGGATCTCTGCAATAACAGATTATGCAAGATTGAGAAGCTGAGAGATGAGATATACGGAGGGGATGCGGATGTATAAAGATATTGTGATATCACTCCTCGGAGCGTGGGTTTTGAGGGATGTTTTTGGGACAACAGAAGTAAGAGAGCAGATTGCCATTGTCATGGGCTTGGCGGCAGTGCTTTTTATTTTTTTGCTTTTTTTGGAAAATCAGGTGGAAAAATGGCAGAAATACCGTGAAAGAACACAGGATCTGGAGCGTAGATTAGAGCAGCTGAGAGGAGGCAGAACCATTGAGAGAAGAGAGAGCACAGGAAATATTGCAGATGCTGGAGCAGACACCGACGCAACCGCTTAGGATCCTGATTCCGAATGAGGCAGATGAGGTGATGTACTATGTCCTCCCAAAATATCGGTCTGCACACCGGGTAGAGCTGCACAACGGCATCCACTATATCACTGTCACAGATGAAGCAGTGGCTGTCATACTGGACCGCCTGCGGCGGGAGAGAGCCGACTTCCAACGGACATTGGAAAAGTACGATGAGGACATCCGTGGTGTGGAATATCTGATCGAGAACCCGCAGAAAAGACATTACTGGTCGCGGAGCAGTTACATAGTTCCTCCGGAGTATTCGGAACAATAAAAAAGCCGGCATTTGGCGATGCCGGCCAGCACACAGAGGTGCAAATCACTATAAATAATTATACCTCTGTGAATTAGTAAAGTCAAGAAAAAAGGGGCTTTCAATAGCCTTTGAGGACTTGATTGAAATATTAAAGATAGGATCAGACAGAGGTATGAGTTACATAAAAGAAACTGACAGATATACCAATGTGATAGAGGTAAGGGAGTATCACAACTGGAAGTATGGAGCACCGGGGATGGCAAGGCAGGATAAAAAGAAACCTACCCCAGAGCAGATGGAAAAGGTCAATCAGTATAACAAGGAGAGGATCTGCCGGAAGAAGATGCGGAGATGGTTCCGAAAGAAGGATCTCTTTATCACGCTGACTTATGCGGTGGATGCCAGACCGCCGGATATGAAGACAGCAAAGGAACATTTCAAGGCATTTATCAAAAAGGTACGAAAGTTTTATCACAAGGCGGGGTACGAGTTGCGCTGGATCAGAAACATAGAGGTCGGCACGAAGAATGCGTGGCACATTCACATTGTCATGAACAGGATCCCGGATGCGGACCTGATCATATCGGAGGCATGGCCACACGGAGAGGCAGATATCCGGCTTTGCTACAAAAAGGGAGAGTTCCGGGAGTTGGCCAATTATATGGTCAAGACCCCGAAGACGGAATCGCGCATTCGGGAGTCCAGTTATTCTACTTCCCGTAATCTGCCGCTTCCTCCTCCTGAAAAGGATGTCATAGAGAGATGGGAGACATGGGACAAGGTCAGGGTTCCAAAAGGCTTTTACGTGGACTGGGAATCCTATCATGAGGGAGAAAATCCTAAGACCGGACAACCTTATAGGGAATATACACTGTTCCGAATCAAGGAGAAAGAAGAAAAAGAAATAAGTCGCAGGAGGCAGCGCTGGAAGAAAACGAAGCGGAAGCGGCCACCGAACAAGGTAAGGAGGTGTTGACTTTGTTGAATATAGAAATGTTTGTGAGTACCACACTGCGAGGATCTGCGAAAGGGACCGGGAAGGTAATGTACACGCTCCGAATGAAAAAAGGAGAGGAACAGTACTACGAGAAACCTCCAGAGATCGGAAAAGCGGATGGGACAGCCAACCGGCTGATCTTGTGGAGTATCTGCAGGGCACTGGAACGTATGCCAAGTGAGCGCATGATTCTCATTTATATGGAGAATACCTACATTGCATCCGTAATCAACCAAGGCTGGTTAGAAATATGGGAGAGAAATGACTGGAAGAACAGCAGAGGGAATGAGATTAAAGATGTGGATCTTTGGAAAGCGATACTGGAGAAAGCCAGAAAAGTAGGTCATAACATAGCTGCTGTGGCTGGAAGGCATGAGTATTCTGAGGCATTTGCCTACAATATGTCAAAAATAAACGCAGAATCTAACATTTTTGCAAAGGTAGAGTTCGAAGAGGTAACACCAGTACATGACAGGTGTTAGAGACCATTCCGGTGAAGCCACCGAGATGGTAAAAATATAACAAATCGACTGAACTACCGAGGAAAATTCGGCAGTTGTGCAGAGAAAGGAGATTAAATGAAGATGTCAAAGCAGGCGAGAGTACGGGAATTTAATGCCGCCTCTCGTCAGATCATCAAGGAGCGGGATCTGTATCAGTGTATTTTTTGCCGGATGCAATATCACATGGAGGACGTCACCTGGTATGGACAGCAGTTGCAAAGCATTATGCATTATATTCCACGGTCACGGGGTGGACTCGGGATCCCGCAGAACGGTGCACTGGGATGTCAGAGTCACCATGAGATGCTGGATAACGGCAACAAGGGGCGACGGGCAGAAATGCTACAGCTCTTTAAACGCTACTTGCAGGATCATTATCCGGACTGGAGCGAGGATGCCCTGACATATAACAAGTGGAAATACACAGCCACGGAGCGGTGAGTGGAGCAAAGAGGCAGCAGGCATCAAAAAAGGAGAAAAATCAGAAAGGAGTGAGAGGTTTGCTGGCCAGCGTGAAAGAGCTCTTTACTCCATAAACAAAATGGAATCAGTACAGGAAAGAATGGAGCGCATAGGAGCTTATGCAAAGATTGCTTCATTCATGCAGAAAGAGAAACAGTCGTATGAATTTAAAAGAAAATATGCACAGATCCGCGCGGAAGAGTTCCGCCGGGAGTGTGATAAGAGAGGTCTTAATTGCCATGTATCGGTAGGTGGACTGGATAGCATCATGCTTTACATATTCCTGAAAAAGGTATGTAACATTGATGTTCCGGGAATATCCGCATCATATCTGGAAGACAAAAGCATTCAGAGGGTACATCGGGCAATCGGAATTATCAATGTACCACCGTTGAAACGCGAGGACGGAACCTATTGGAGCAAACCGAAAGTGATACAGGAATTCGGATTCCCAGTAATATCCAAGGAAGTGGCAGCAAAGATAGAATTACTGCAGAATCCATCTGAGAAGAATAAGACGGTACGCCACGCAATTATTACCGGAGAGACTGGGAAATATGGTGGTTGGCAGAAAGATTCCAAAATGAAGCTTAATCATCGATGGCTGAAGCTGTTCGGTGGTTATGAGAACGAGAATGAGGGCTGCGATTTTCAGAAGCCGGATTTCCTGGTATCTTCTAAGTGCTGTTACTACCTGAAGGAAAAGAACTGTGATGACTGGGGCAAGGAACATAACAGCGTGCCATATTTGGGACTGATGGCATCTGAGGGCGGCAGACGTGCCAAGAGCCTGCGGATGAATGGATGCAACTACTTCGGAGCATCTACCATCAGATCAGCACCATTTGCAATCTTCCACCGGCAGGATATATTGACACTTGCCCTGGAAATGGACGAGCAGTGGCGGAATGGTTGGAAAGATGAATTCCATGATCAGCTGTTGCAAGAGGGAAGAATCACAGAGAATTTTGTGATGCCGGAGTCGTTGATTCCTGAGATATACGGAACCATTGAAAAGAAACCGGACGGAACTCTGTATACCACCAAAGCGCAGAGAACTGGCTGCAGCATGTGCGGATTTGGGATCCACATGGAAAAGAGACCACACAGATTTGATTTGCTGTATGAAAGCAATCCAAAGGAATGGGATTATCTGATGTTCCATATGTGTAAGGATGCAGAAGGCAATGACTATGGCTGGGCGAAGGTACTGGAATATATCGGTGTTGGATGGGATCCGTCAACCATAGGCGGTAACTGCAAAGGGCAGATGAGCCTGGATGATTTTCTCAAAGAATAGGCACATGGCAGCTTAATGCTGCCAAGGCCATATGGGACGAAACTGTTCTGATAGTTCGTAGATTCGGAACCATAGCTCAGTGAATTGCATAAAGACAGCAGAACAAAAACAGAATGCAAATTCATCAGGAAGAATTGTTGAAACTATTTTAAGTGTAATGAAAAGAATAACCAACGAAATGGTTAAAAATTGTGTTTTAAGTATTTTAAACATAGGCATGTCTCCTTTGAAAATATGTGTTTTGAAATTTTATACCATTATTATGTCAGATTTGTAGCTACAAAAGATATTTCTGCATGGAAATTCAATTTTAATCAAGAAAGGAGCCGAACATCCAGCTGGGGTAACGCTATAGCAGGTTCCTTTTGGAAAAATGAACGTAAAGTGTGAAATTTACCGGGACTCAATGCAAAATTATAAAAAGTATGGAATCCCTAAGGCACAGCTTGTAATAGCAGATGTGCCATATAACCTTGGAAACAATATGTATGGCAGCAACCCTATGTGGTATGTAGGTGGTGACAATAAAAACGGAGAAAGCAAGTTTGCCGGTAAGGCAGCTTTTAACTCAGATTATAATTTCAACCTGTATGAGTACTTTCATTTCTGCAGCAAGATGTTGAAAAAAGAGCCCAAAGAAAAGGGGCAGGCACCGTGCATGATCGTGTTCTGTTCTTTCCAGCAGATTCCTACAATGCTCAAAGCTGCAGAAAAGCATGGATTTAACAACAGCATACACCTGACGTTTTGCAAAAATTATTCTGCACAGGTTCTGAAAGCGAATATGAGGGTGGTAGGTGCAACGGAACACGCTCTTGTATTGCATAAGGGATTGCCGGAAACAGATAAGGCAATATGGATTGGAACCGAGCACGGACTTATCTTGTATCGGGACAAGCTGCCAAAGTTTAACAACGAGGGGAAGATGATCTTTGATTGGATGCCCTGGGAGAAAGATCCGGACGGAAAATACCCCAAAATACATCCTACGCAGAAGCCTGTGTGCCTGCTGAAAAAGCTGATAAGTATTTTTACAGACGAAGGGGATGTGGTGATTGATCCGTGCTGCGGAAGCGGCAGCACTCTTCGTGCGGCAATGGAACTTGGCAGACCGAGTTATGGATTCGAGATCGACCGGAATTTCTACGAGAGAGCCAGAAATGAAATGCTTGTAGAAAATTACGGAGAAGTTTCTATGCGAGCAGAGGACAGCGTGACAGGGCAACGGAATATCTTTGATATGTTGGAGGGACGGGCATGAGAACAGTATTGAAATATCCGGGAAGTAAATGGAACATTGCAACTCGGTTAGTTGAACTAATACCGGACCACCACAGTTATGTTGAACCGTTCTTTGGCAGTGGTGCCGTGTTATTTAATAAGCCAGCATCAGATATTGAGACAATCAATGACTTAGACCACAATGTTGTAAATCTATTCCGGTGCATACAGGAGAATTCGGAACGTCTGGCCAGAATGGTAATGGTTACACCATTTAGTCGTGAAAAATACGAGGATACATATAAATTGGATGTACGGGAGCCGATGATGCCGGATGAGCCGTATCATAAAGCATTACGATTTTTAATCCAGTCCTGGCAAGGACACGGATTCCGAACCAATAGTTACAAGGTGGAATGGAAAAACGATGTTGTTGGCAGAGAAAGAGCATACGCATTGTGGAACTGGTACCGTCTGCCGGAATGGATCATTGACATTGCAGAGCGTCTGCGAATGGTGCAGATTGAGAACCGACCAGCATTAGAAGTCATTGAAAGATTTAATTACAGAAATGTTTTTATGTATATTGATCCGCCGTATCTGCTTGGTACCAGAACTGGAAAACAATATAAACACGAAATGTCAGATGCAGATCATGAGGAATTATTAAAACTATTACTGCAGAGCAAAGCAATGATCATGATTTCTGGCTATGAATCTGAAATGTATAATAATTATCTTACCGGTTGGGAAAAAATGCAGTTTTCCAGTTGTGCGGAGCATGGGAAACCACGGATTGAAACCGTGTGGATGAATTATAAGGCTGATTTGCAAATGAATTTTGCGGATTTCCCGGAGGTGATGCCATCATGAAAAATATCATCATAGATTGTTTTGCGGGTGGCGGCGGAGCAAGCGTAGGGATAGAAATGGCACTGGGGAGATCTGTAGACATTGCAGTAAACCATGATCCGCAGGCCATCCGGATGCACCGGGTAAATCATCCGGACACACTGCACCTGACAGAGGATATTTTCAAGGTTGATCTGCAAAAGTATGTTGGAGATCAGCATGTGTCTCTCATGTGGGCGTCGCCGGACTGCACCAGCCACAGCAAAGCCAAAGGCGGTCAGCCGCGGAACAAAGGTCTTCGGATACTTCCCTGGGCGGTGTACAAGCATGCAAAAGCATTATTGCCGGATGTAATCATCATGGAGAATGTTGAAGAGATACAACAGTGGGGTCCGCTGGATGCGGACGGTCACCCGATACCGGAACGCCGCGGAGAGGATTATAAGAAATTTATCTCTGCAATGATCGGACTTGGATATATATTTGACAGTCGGGAGCTAGTAGCAGCAGACTACGGAGCTCCCACCACAAGAAAACGGTGGTATGCAATCTTCCGGCGAGACGGACGTGATATCGTATGGCCGGCTCCCACGAACAGTAAGGACGGGATCCTGTTGCCGAGGTGGAAAGAGTGCGGTGATTATATAGACTGGTCTGATCTTGGAACATCCATATTTGAGCGTAAGAAGCCACTGGCGGCGGCTACAATGGACAGAATCGGTAATGGTGTGAGGAAATATATTATTGATAATCCACATCCGTATATCGTCAAAAGTAAGGATGCACTGGCATTTATCATCCAGTATCACGGAGAGACCAAGCAGGGAGATTCCCGGGGACAACTACTTACTGATCCGATCAGGACGATTGATACTAGCAACCGGTATGGACTGGTGACAGCATTTGTCACAAAGTTCTATAAGACCGGGATCGGGCAGGGATGTGACGAACCGCTGCATACAATCACGACATCATCAGGACACTTCGGCGTTGTATCTGCATTTCTGGTGAAATATTATGGGACCGGTTGCGGACAGACATTGGATGCACCGCTTGGAACTATCACCACAAAGGACAGATTTGGACTGGTGAATGTCCTGATCGAGATTGATGGAGAACAATATGTTATAAAAGACATTTTTCTGCGGATGCTGAATCCGGAAGAACTGAAGCTGATGCAGGGATTCCCAGATGACTACATAATCGACCATGATGCGGCAGGAAAGACATATCCTATCGTGGAGCGTGTGGCGAGGATCGGGAACAGCGTTGTACCGATAATGGCAGAAGCGCTTGTGAGGGCAAATTGCAGCTATTTAAGAGTCGGAGAACGCACACCTAACATGATGATTAAGGCAGAGCAGACCGGACAGCTCCGGTTTGCATAGGAGGTATACATGGGAAAGAAGAGACATTTGACACCGGCAGAAATCAAGGAGCAGTGCAAGCGGATCGCACGGGAAAGCCGTATGGCTGACCGAACCCCCTGGACCGCTATGGGAATCATCTGCAGCTATGTGATCATGCGCAGGGAGGGATTTAAAGGACAGCGGATCTCTCGGCTGGCGAATAAGGTAAATGAGATGGAATCCGACTGGTCCGCTGGAAAGATCGACCTGAAGGAGATTAGTAAGCGGCTGATGGATAAGGCGGGCTGGTCTATTGAGTATAAAGCCTACACCGAGGATGATATCACCGCACGGAAGGGATCCTATCAGTACTGGCTGGACCAGAAACAGATCGGACCGCAGAATACCATCAATGAGCAGGCTACAAGATATATGCTTTTCTTCTTTACCTCTTTGATGGACGAATATGGATTCGGAAAAGATCGGCTCACCCGCGTTGAGGAGTATATGAATGAGCTGTTGTTGTCATACCAGCAGGATAAGACCACCGTCAGGGAATGGTCTCATGCGCTGCTTACGGAAGCTGGAGTAATTATGGAACCGCCGGTGGATCCGCTGACACAGACTGCTGGTAGCGTTATGACAGGGTGACAAATAAATAGGCCTTTTGGATAAAGTGAATCACGATAGACACTGTTGACATAGCCACGGGACGGTTGCTGAGACCAAGAGGCAGCAGCCGTCCAGAAAGGAGCAGTAATGCAGGAATATAAAGAATGGGATGAAAATGTTCTGTTGGGACCGGCCCCTACAATCCAGAATGTACATAAAGGAGACATCATAAAAGCAATGGAGCATGACGGAGATGTTGGCAGAGGAACCATACCCAGGGAATATGAAGTGGTGGAGGTATATAAGAGAACTGTTTTGACCAGAGACCGGAAGACTGGCTTTCGAAGGTGTTTTTCTTACGGAGATCTGCTGACAATGAAAATAGAGCGGCAGGATCCGAAAGTTGAATCTATAAAAGAAAAACGCACACAGGAAGGCTACAACCAGAGCACAGAAGCATCAAGGAAGTATAGGAGGAAAAAGCGCATTGAAAAGCATTGAAAAAAAGATTCTTCCGAAGTACTTCCGAGCAGTCCGAAAAGAAGAAAAAAACTTCGAATTGAGAAAAGACGAAGACAACGCACAGCCGGGAGACGTTCTGATTCTGATGGAATGGGAAAACGGTGAATATACCGGCCGGACAGAGGTACGTCGGATCCGGTATGTGCTTCGGAATATGCCGGAATATGGGCTGATGCCGGGATATTGCATTATAGGATGGTAACAAAATTACTGACAATTAAGAAAGAGAGGAAATAACATGAGAAAACAGGAAATCAGTGAAATAAAAAAGCTTTTCACACCGGGAAACTGCTCCATCACACGGATCTGTGGATGCTATGTGGAGTGTGGGGAAAATAAAAAAACAGAATGGAACCAGGCGTTTCTGGCATTACCGCAGGATGAGCTGTACAAATATTTTGAGATTCTGCGTAAAAGTCTGTCCGGCACTATCGGAAAGAACCTGCTGAATCTGGCATTTTCGGAAAAGAGCAGAAATGAAGGCGGGCAGCAGGAGTTCCTTTTGCACCTGCGGGACAGCAAATTAAGGGATGATGCTCTGCTGGAGCAGTTCTATGACCACATCATCGAATCCTATGAATATGTGGGAAACTACCTGATTCTGCTGATTCATGATGCCTATGATATACCGGGCCGCACCCGGGACGGTATCGAGATGGAGGATGCTTCCGATGAGGTGTATGAGTACATACTTGCCTGCATTTGCCCGGTAGATCTGTCACAAACAGGATTAAGCTATAACGCAAAGGAAAATACCTTCCAGAATCGTCTCCGCGACTGGGTGGTAGGGATGCCGGATACAGCGTTCCTGTTCCCGGCGTTCAACGATCGCAGTGCGGACATTCACAGTGTTCTGTATTATTCCAGAGATGCTAAAGAACTGAAGGAAGAATTTATTAGCAAGATGCTTGGATGCCAGTTGCCTCTGTCTGCGGAATGTCAGAAAGAAGCCTTCCAAGCATTAGTGGAGGAAGTGCTGGGTGAGGCTTGTTCAGTGGAAAGCGTTAAAAATATCCACGAGAAGCTGACCAAGACCGTACAGAAACAGGAGAACAACGAGGAACCGATGGTGCTGGGCGGCGAAGAAGTAAAGACTGTTTTCGCCAGTAGCGGTGTGTCCAATGACAAAATGGAGATATTTGACCAGTGCTTTGATGAAATCATCGGTAGAGACACAAAACTGCTCCTGAATAATATTTACAGTGGTCACAATTTTGAGGTAAAAACACAGGATGCGGTTATCAGAGTCAATGCCGGACGAACGGATCTCATAAAGGTAAAGGAAATTGACGGAAGGCAGCAGTTAGTCATTGATTTGCAGGGACCTGCGGAGGTAAATGGCGTCGAAGTAAGACCTATGCAGTAAGAGGAGACCAGAGGAGTGAAGACGGACATTGAGATACTCCATGAATACATAGAGAAAACAGATAAGGAGTTCTATGAATCGCTTTCTGATCCGGAAAAAATTCTCTATCAGTGTGTTGTAAGAGATAGCTTGGAATTCGCATGGTATGTATTTAGAAAACGATGTGAAGAACTGGGAACGCTGCTGAAGGAAAGTCTAAAAAATATAAAGGAAGGAGAATAATCGGAATGGTTGAGTAGGTAGAAGAAGATGCGGTGGCACTCAAAGGTGCACTGCGAATATTGATTTTAAAATGCACAGAGGAAATGTGTAATAGCCTTGATTGTACGATAACATTTGGAGATTTGTCTTTGGACTGCCATTTTAATTTTTCAATGCATGAGGAGACAGAAAAATGATCAAAATGATCGAATTTGATGAAGGAGTATGGGTGCCGGAAGAATGCTGTACCATGACGAATCCACTTACAAGCGGAAGAGAAAGCGTCCCGGACGATGTAGAGATGCCGTGCGAGGGATCTGAGTCTTGTACAGGTGATTGTGATAATTGCATAATCCAAATAATTATGAATGAATATGCGTTGTACACAGGACAAGCGACGGATCAGGTTGCTGGACTTATGGATATTACTCCAATTAGCGACGCAATAGAAGAATTGAATAGTTGGCATTGCTGCCCTGTGGCAGATGAGACTTATGCAGCCGCACAAATGGGAATAAAGGCTCTTAGGAAGCAGATCCCTATGAAAGTCCGCGAGATCCATGTGGACGAATACATCTGCCCCAACTGCTTACAGGAAAACGGATGCAATGACGCAGAAGTGAACGATGCATATTGCCCGAAATGCGGACAGCGGTTAATAAGCTAAATTAGGACTGGAGGAGAGGTAATGTATCGAGATGACAGATGGGAAAAAGGAATGTATGCAGATGATTTGGTAAAGTTTCACTGTGGCTCCTGCGGTGATGAATTCATAGTGGGAAGAGCGGCGGTAGAAAAGGCAAATACTAAAGGTCAGAGAATATGTTGTCCGTATTGCGGTAGCAGGTATCCAGAAGAGCGGGTCAGCACCGATGAGGAGGACATGGAATTTTTGTCAGATGCAATGGGATGCTTGGCAATATACGTAGGTGACGAAGATAACTAACTTAGGATTTAGCAAAGGAGCAAGTAGTGATAGATAGAAGAAAGGAATAACACTTATCCTCGTGAAACGAGGTTTCCCGGAATCAGAATCCGGGTTGTAAAAATTGATAAATGCCAGAATGGAATGTCATGGTTCGCCTGAGAAATAGCAGCTATTAACACGCTGCTTAGGTATCGCCCCAGAAAATGCTAACGGCAAGCGGTAATAACTCCCAAAGACTACAAGGCAGATTGTAAATTTACCACACGGATAAATGTAGTGTGGTGTGTTGGAAGATTTTATTAAGAGATCAATAGATCGTGTGAGACTGGCAAGTGAAATGTCCATATCACATTATGGGAAACCGCTTGTTTGCGAGTATTCGGGAGGAAAAGATTCGGACGCATTACTGTGGGTGTTTGAGCAAAGCGGAATACCGTTTGAGGTTCACAATTCACATACCACAGTAGATGCGCCACCTACGGTCTACCATATAAGAGAAACATTCAGAAGATTAGAATTGAAAGGTGTTAAGTGTACTGTAGATTATCATGATAAGGGAAACGGACAGCGAGTGACAATGTGGAATTTGATTCCTATGAAGCTGATGCCACCAACGAGGGTTGTTCGGTATTGCTGTTCAGAATTGAAAGAAGGTGGAAATGCGAACCGGATGATTGCCACTGGTGTTAGATGGGAAGAAAGCTCGGCGAGAAGCAGTAGGAGTGCATTTGAAGTCCTCGGAAAGACAGCAAATAAAAGCATAGGTGTTTCTGATGAAAAA